TCACAGGTGGTGCGGTGCAAGGCTTCGACATGTACGGGCAGATCATCACAGAGGTGGTGGGCGCTGCTGGCACATCGAAGTACACGTTCAGCCATGTCATTGATGCACCCGCTGATGCACTGTGGGCAAATGTCTTCGGACTGCCATACAAGTGGGCATCTGGTGGCACTGTGAACACGTACACACCACCCGCTGCTGACGGTGACCCTCGCGGTACGGTAGCACCTGCGACTGCTGGCAATGACATCGTGCTGGATTACACGGCTGACACTGCCATGCTGTACGGTGAGCCGCTTGCAGATCGCTTCGGTAGTGCGAACACAGACGTGCCCGATCCTAACCCAAACCCAATGCCGCCACTGCCACCATCATTTGCTACACACGGTGATGCAGAAGCATGGCTGGATGCGTACACTGCATGGCTCGGCATCGGCACCCCATTCAATTGGGATGGCAAGACGCTGGAAGAGAAGCATGTGATTGCAACAGAACTGGTTGCAGCACATCAGTGATACGCAGCACGTCGCGGCGTAGTGTCGGTGGGATGATCCTCTCTAAGTTCTCACCGACACGCAAACACTAGGAGGGTACATGGCACAAACTCTGTCACAATTGGTGCAACGTGTGGTCACTCGGCTCTCAATGGTGCCGGGAGTTGCTGTGCAGGTGTACGCAGAAGACCGCATCGCTGAGATGATCTGGCACAAATGGATCATGGTACGCAGTGAACTGTGGTGGGATGAACTCATGGAGTGGCAGACGTTGACACAGGATGCAAGTGGGCGTCCTGTCGAGAACGTTGTACGTGAACTGCCACCATCTCCCATTGGTGACGAGATTGTCATCCATGAATACAGCGACATACAGTACGCATGGCATCCCGCACGTGCAAAGCCACTGACAATGATGCCCAAGCGACAGAACCCCATTGGAGCGATGCGCGCTGGCACGACATTGTATCGTGTTGCAGACAAGGCGAAGGTCATACGCTTCCTGCCGATCACTGAGGGGCTGGAGATGATGGTGCGCTACAAGGTGTGGCACTCGTACTTCCAGCCTGATGATGTCATACCGATGGATGAACAGTTGCTGATCCTCGGTGCGTGCTACGACTACCTCGAAGATGACGGTACAAATCCCGGACAGACGGAGAAGTTCCGTAACATGTTCAATGATCGGTTGCGTCAATTGAAAGGTGACGAGAACGAAGCAGAGATACCCATTGCACCGCAATCGTTCGGTCATTCGGGTGTCAATGGATGGCAGGTGGTGCCCTAATGTTCGCAAAACCCAGCATCCCGCGAGTACAATCACGCGGCAATGTAATGCAGGACGCTACCGTACGTGAGTTCGGTGGCGGTTTGAACGTTGTTGACAACGACTTGAAGCTCAGTACACGGTTTGCCACTGTGCTGGACAACATGTCACGCGAAGAAGACGGATCGATGGGTGTGCGATGGGGTACACGGCTGCTGGCTGACATCGGTGCGGAAGTGGGCATGGCTGCGAGTGATTACATCGTCAACCACTACTACTTCCAAGACCGCATTGTCGTTGTGTTGTCGGACGGACGCATGGCAACGGTGCTTGGTGACGGTACAGTCACGGTTGTGTGGGATGACACCATCGCAGGTGGGTTGGTGGGATCACCTGATGGGTGGGGGCCGACTGACTTTGCATCGTTCGCGGTGTTCAATGGCAAGCTGATTGTGTGCAATGGCACCGACAAGCCGTTGATCATGGATTACACAAACACACCGCCAGTGCTGTACCTCGCAGATGAAGCGACAGGTGCCAACCTCAACGTGCCGATCTGTCGGTATGTCGTTGCGATGAACAAGTATCTCGTCATGGCAGGTGACCCGCTGTTCCCTGATCGTGTGCACATCAGCAACCAGAACACGTCAGGCACATGGTACGGTGACGCTGATCCCAATGACGCGACGTTTGTTGATCTGGGTAAGGTAGGTGTGCAGGGTGACCAAGCAATCACAGGCATCAACCGTTACCGTGATCAGCTTGTTGTTGGGTTCTTCTCTGCGTCAGTGCTTGGCAAGCTAGGCATTTACATTGGTGACCCGCCTGTGCACGTACCAGACTTCAATGACGTGATCGAAGGCTTCGGCTGTCACTCACATCGTAGCATGGTGAACCTCGGTAACGATCTGTTCATGCTGGATGACCAAGGCATCACATCGATTGCACGATCACTGTACAGTGGTAGCACGGAACCGAAGCGTGTGTCGGAATTGATCGATCCATTGGTGAACGCGAACGTCAACAGACTGCGTGAGGCTGACACCATACTCGGTGCTCATGCGGTGTACAACAGCAACGACAAGCAGTACATGTGCTTTGTGCCAAACCATGATGGACAGTCACGCAAGCTGAACACAGATGCGTTCGATGTCGTGCCAAGCAACCCCAATGCACTCTGGATACGCATCCCCAACCACAACCTGTTGACGGGTGACGAGATACGCATCGGCAATGTGACTGATTGGAATGATGTCGATGCATCAGCACTGCTGAACGGCTTCGATCATGTTGTGACACGTGTCATCAATCAAGGCATCATACAAATTGAGCCAGCAGGGTTGGTCACTGATCCCAACAAACCGATCACAGGTGGTGGGCCGAACGCATCGTACGCACCGAAATGGACAGAGACCATCGGGTACATTTACACGTTCGTCAATGAATTGAAGGTGCGTGCATGGGCGCGGTATCGTAGCTGGAAGTGGCGGTCATCGTCACGTACAGAACTCGGCTCGGTAGTGTTTGGTGACGACACACGGCTGTTCCTAATGGGCAGTCCCAACAATCCTGTGTACAGAGACTTCGAGAACACGCCTGATGTGCAACCAATCGCATGGCAGTGGGAGATGCCTTGGGCTGACTTCGATCAACGTGCGAAAGAGAAGCACACACGGTACGTGCAGTTAGACACACGCGGCACCGCTGAGTTCACCATGATGATGTTCGTTGATCAATTGTACAAGATCAACGGTCTGCTGACACCCAACAATTTCATGAAGCTGATCGGTGGTGACAACGGTGGGTATGGCGACAACGGACAGCCGTATGGTGGTGGGCGTCGTACGTCAGATCAACGCCTGTACGCATGGGTTGCACGCGGGAAGCTGTTCAAGCTGCGGTTTGAGGGTGTCACAGAAGAGCCATTGCAGGTTGTTGCAGTTACATTGCTGTACCAAAACGGGAGTATCCGCAGATGACTAAACTACCGCGCCAGTTTCTGCCAGGATCGGTTGGTGCAGACGTGCCGCTGCCGAACATCACACCGAAGAACGCGACGACGGGCAACGGTCCGCTTGCAGGTCAGACAGTGCACTTCGATTTGAACCTAGTCAATTTCGATTGGGTGACATGGCACGACTACGAGTGGGAGAACTGGACGCAGGTTGACGCACTGTTGAACACTGCCATCGGTTTCCTCAACATCAAAGGTCTGTGGCGTCCTGATACGAACTACCTGCCAGCGCAATCGGTGTACGATCCCGAAGACATCAGCAGGTTGTACCGTTGTGATGTCGCACACACCTCAAGCACGGACTTCGCTGACGACAAGCCGCTGTACTGGACACTGATCGACAAGGTGACACCGCCTGTCGAGAGTGTGTTTGGCCGTTTCGGTAACGTTGTTGCACAGGTTGGTGACTACTCTGCGTTCTTTTACACGAAGGCGCAGGTAGATACATCGCAGGGTGTGCAAGATCAACGCATCTCGCAGAACGAAACTGACATCGGTGCCAATGCTGCACAGATCGGTGTCAACATTGCTGACATTGCACAGAACGCTGCCGACATCATCGCCAATGCAGGACAGATCGCTGCGAACATGTCAGCCATCGCCGCCAACACTGCAAAGTTCGGTGACTGCTACACGAAGGCAGAGAGTGACGCCAAGTATCCTAGTGCAGACGGGTTCCTGTCTGTAACTGGCGGCACGATGACGGGCAACCTTAACCTCAACGACTTCGTTCGTGCACAGTTCGGTACAGACGACGACTTTTACATGACGCACACTGGATCGAACATGACGTTCCAGAATAACACAGGCAACCTGATCACCAACAGCGACACGCACCAGTTCCGTAGCAAGGACGGACTGTCAAACCTGCTGATTATGGGTGCAGCCGATCCTCTTGCCAACTTCATCGTACAGATACGTGCGGGTGAAGGCATGTCTTTACCTAACAACAAGCAGATCATGTTCGGCAATAACGCTGAGATGTTCTTGACCCACAGCGGAACATCTGGTGTTTTGCGTCTCATTAGTGGGAACATGAACGTAGATGCGGGTGCAACGTACATACGGAACGCAGCAGGAACCGAAACATACCTGCACATTTATAGTGGTCTGGCAGACTTCACGCACCAACTCAATGCTCGCGCTGGCATCCGTATGGGACAGAGCGTCAAGGCGAAGTTTGGTCCTACATACCAGATGGAGATGTTTCGCGACGGGACAAACGGATACATCGTTGAGCCGACTGGCATCTTTGCTATCCGTGTTGGTGCCACATTTCGTATTCAGGCAGCAGACGGTAGCAAAACTGGATTGCTGATTGATCCGAATGGCGGAACATCGCTTTACAACAACAACACCGCCCGCCTGACAACGACAACAACAGGTATCAGTGTTTCGGGCATTGCGTCTGTTAGCAGTTACATTACGTCTGCGAATTACATACAGGCCGCTGGTGGCGGCGGTCAGACGTCTGCAATGTTGGCGATTGGCTCTCGCAGCTACGGTTTTTACCAAGCCACTAACTACATCTACGCTACAGTGGCAGGCTTGCAGGCAGCAGTGATCAGTCCCGCAGGTGTCACGATCCCGCTTGCTAAGACTGTGATGACGAAGGAGAAGTTGGACCCCCTGCTCAACGGCACATGGGCGAAAGTCACCAGAGCGTTTGAGACGGTGTATACGAACAGCAAGAACGGCCCGATTGAAATCTCGGTGTACGCATCGACTGCGTCAGCAAACGGTGCCTTCACTCCATCATCCTCGACAATACGTCTGCAAGTCTCAACGAACGGTACGACTTGGGTGGATGTGTTGCACGGATTTCTGGAGCGTACTGGTTCTGGTGGCAGTTACTCCCGCGTCCTCAGCGGTACGATCACTGTTCCCGCAGGTCACAGATACCGCCTGACTTCTGGAGAAGCGTCGAAGGTGCTCTATGATTGGGTTGAGCGCACTTAAAAGGAGATGCTAAATGAGATGGATCGCAATACTAATGCTCTTGACAGCGTGCGAGGGTAACTACCTGCCGAACTGCACACACGATTGTAACGCAGGTGCAGGTGCCTCACTGCAAGACATGCTAGACGCGCTAGACGGGGATGACTAGACGATGAACGCCATTGACCCACTACCAATACAGGCAGCACGGCCACAGTCCGTGACAGTTGTCACACCGACTGACAAGCAGCTTCTGGAGGCCGTGCGGTTGGGTGAGGTCTTCATCCGTGAGACCCCCACATACAGCCGCCTAGCCCCGCTTGATGTTGCCAAGATGATTGAGTTCGCGTACAATTGTCGGGCAAGCGATGCGGAGTTCTTTCGGGTTGCTGTACGCGGGGGACAGGTCATTGGGTTCTTCATCGGTGCAGTGACAACGTATGGTTTCGACACTGCGTCGTTTGCATTTGACCGCATGTTGTACGTGTCACCGAACAAGCGCGGTACACACACAGCGAGGATGCTGATCGAAGCGTTCGAGGATTGGGCACACGACATGGGTGCATCCGACATCGTACTAGGCATCACAACCGGATTGCACACCAATGCAACCGAGAGATTTTTCAACAAATTAGGATACCGCACAGTCGGTAAAGTCACCATGAAGGAGATCATGTAATGTGCGGTGGTAGTAAGACAATTGCAGCGCCCGATCCGTTGAAGCAGGCAGAGCCACAAATCCAGCAGCTTGAGGCGCATTACCGTCTTGATCAACAAGCGCAAGAGAAGGCGTACGAGCGTCAATTGATGGATCAGACACGTGAACGTGAGCAGTGGGGACAAGACCTCAACACATCACGCTCTCCTTCATGGTGA